TCGTTTAGATATTTCATGGTTTGTTGGCCGTGCATACTATCTCCTTTGGTTAAATACTTCTACTTATACTAATGCAAAAATAATCAGTTTGTCGCCCTAAATCAAGTGCTTGGACCATTTAAAATAAAACTAAGTGCAGAGGCCCACTCCTGCCACGTCTCAAACGCCTCTGGGTCTGGCACTGGGTAGCTTTCAAACGTAGTCAACTGGCTAATGTTTTTAGCAACCTGTTTCCAATTATCCTCAATGTCATACATAATTGGCTCCTCACTAAAGTAGTGTAGGAAGTTACCGTTCCAATCTTCCCAAGACATATACTCTGGGTCGATTGGAAAAAAGCTCTGTACACTCACGGTCTTTCGTCGCCGTACTCTGCCGTAATTAACAAACGGCCCATCTCAAAATTACCATCCAGTACGTTAGACTCAAACTTTAACCGAACCTCACGGTGCTCTACGCGCAGGTCAATTTTACCAGTGTTGGGATCAAAATAAAATGGTCCGGAGGTCTCTGTCTCTCCACGAGCAAATTTACGACCAAGAATAGTCATTGCCATCTCACCGGTTTGTACAAAGTCTGGCTCCACACGTCGTAGGTGCATTCTACGGTTTACACCGGTAACGCTATCTTGAGATGGTATACCACCAACCCAACTAATATCACAGGTTGTGATGCTAGAGGTAATTGCAAATTCTTGGTTAAACGTAATTGCGTTTGTACCAAATTCTTGTTGCCAAAGTGGAAAGCCACCCTCAATGTAGTACACCAAATCACCGACAGAAAGAGGGGGGCTAAAGGCAGTGTTTACTGTAATTAACGTAACCCCTTCCGGGTTAGTTGCCGTTACAGCCGATGTAAATATAAATTCACTAGTTAGTATTTTGTATACAGTTGGGTTTTCCCCGTTAGATGTTGCTACGTAATCACCCGCTCCAAACGTAACTGACGCGTCACCATTCAAATAAATTTGACTAGAAGTTGGTGCAGGCTCACTGGCTGGATTACTAATTACAGTAAATGGTGGGCTAAATGTGTTTATATCTTCCCAACCAGCCCAGATTGGTGTTGGAAACACTTCAGTAGTGTAACCACACGATCTGCGTGCTCCGAGAGCACTTCCGGCGTCGTACCAGATTTTATCTTTGACGTTATAAATAATTGCGTCGGTGCATTCGCTTGCACTGCCACGGGGATAAAAAAACCAGATCTCATTATACCGTGGTACTTTAGTGGCCCATACCTTTTGGCGTTGTACAAAATTGAGATTATCAAATAGCCAATTTACGTTTTTATCATTTGGCAGTACAGAGACCGCACCATTGTATAGGTAGAAACGGTCAACACCCATCCAGTAAAAAATACCGTCTAACTCAACAAAACACGAGGACGATATTGTAGAGATCTGGCTAGAAATAATATCATAGCGCCAGTACAGCGGATTCGTGCCAGTAAACGAGACACGAATCAAACTATCGGTTGCCCAAAACATTCCGGATGGAGAATTGGTGCCACCACGCACGGGTATGCCCTTAACAATCTTAGACGAGGCCATGTTGACCTGGTTAGCGGTCGCTCCATTCCAATCTGTTATTGTTTGTAGATTGTATGTGGTTAGTGTTGTGTTGGTGGAGACGTTGTTGTTAGCAATAAAACCGTCTGATCCATACACAAAGGTAAACGGGTACAACACGCACACACCACCGTCAACTACAATTGGACGATAGGTGGGGTTTTGACCGCCAGTATCTGCCAATCCATAAAAGTTCCACTCGTTTGCTCCGTCAGGCAACAACCCGCCAGTTAATACTTGACTCTGGATGCCGCTGTCAATGTTTGCTAAGTTATTGCCAGGGTGGGCTAACACTTGTAACGAACCGCCAGCGGGCGAATATTGTAAATCAAATTGCCACAACAAATTTGCACTTGGTGTAAATGTTTCATCATACAAAGACACTGTTGTTGGTGTGCCCGCAATACTTAACGCTGTTACAGTTACCGTAGTATTTGGTGCTGTGTACGATGAGCTAATTACCGTGGTTTCCGTAGCAATATCGTCGTCAAATATAACTTTCATGTTAGCGGGGAATGCTGCGGTAACATCTGTTGCTACAACAAAGGTGCCAGAAGTATTTGATACTAAAGTAAATGGCGAATAGCCTGGTAAAATATTTACAGTAAGAGGACCACTACCAACACCAAAAGTAGTTCCTGTTGTAAATACTTCTAAACCGTATTGATTACCAACAAATACATAGTTAACACCGTTAAACGAATTGGTGATCATGCCACGTGGTATACCAGTAAACGTCGAAAACAGTTCACGGTACCCACCCATTTTTTTAGGCGTGCCACGTTGAAACCTACACCATTCTCCGTCACTAAACTCACGTGACTCAAATACTGTGCCATCTCGTTTTATACCTGGCTGCACGCCAAGCGTGTATACCAGATTATACTGATCTGGTAACTTGTTTTCTCCAGCCATTAGAACGTCCCACCACCAATTAATCCTGCGTTAAATGTTGCAACCGTAGAAACTTGAGGATCTAGCGTATTGGTGTTATCCATCTCTAACATTAGTGTTGAATTTGCAGACAAACCTAAAATACCAACACCTGGCAAAAACATACCAGTATTGGTATCATTAAGGAATGAATACGAAGGAGTTGCGGCAGTTCCGTCTACTGCAAAGAATGTAGTGTTAGAAGTTTGACTTATAACATACAAAAAGTTTCCGTCACTTAATACAATGGCCACAACACCGTCAACTATACTGATAGGGGCTTGTATACTTCCGGATAGCTGAAACGTTATGTTGTAACCAGCTTGCCCGGTGTTGTTTGATAAAATATATAATTGGGTTGTTGCTGGTAATATAACGTCTAAATCAACAATTCGTCCCGGTGGTGGTGGGCCAGATAAAGCTACATATGTTTGAATTATTGGAGCAAAAGCTACTAAACTAAATGTGTTAGGTATAATTGAATCTACGTCATACGTTGCAGAAGTAAATGTTACGTTAGACGCAATAGCCAAACCGACGGTAAAGAAATCACCTGTTGATTCTTGATACACAATAAAACCCGATTCTCCTGGGTTTACAGATAAATTTGCATTGCCATTAATTACTGATGTGCCTTGAGGCGTAAATGTTAATGTGCCTGTTCCGGCGTTTCTAAACCCAATAAACCACCCAGCAGTTAAACTAGCAGAATTTGGTAATGTGACAGTATTGTTTCCGGAAACCCAAAGAAATGTACTAGCCCTACTTGCGTCGTTAATTGTTGGTGGAGAAGAAATTTCTACAACGTTTTGAGTAGTATTTAATTTACCAGTTAACGCAACTAAACCGTTTCCTGCCAATGACGCCGCATCCGCAGATGATGTGCCGGTGCCAAACGTAACATTTTGCCATATACCAGCGGTAGTGGTATTGTCTGATAAATAGAAATATTTTGATTCACCCGGAGCTACAGACACTGATCCAGTGCCGTCAAAATCTTCTACAGTAAAAGTAAACGCACCAAAGTTACGAAGCAATATGTCTGTTCCGGTTGTACCTTGGTTTCCTGCAGGTAACGATATTACTAAACTACCAGCAGATGGTGTGGCATCAATAATACGAGCAGCTGGAACTTGCTGCGGGTTAACAACCGCTGGCCAGAAGAGTTGTACATTAGCGCTAAAGTTAAGCTCATAGTACGATACGTCGGTTGGTTGTACAACTGTTCCGGTAAACGGTGATGTGTAAATTGGCATATTTTATGGTTCCTGGACCGTAGTATTTCTGTCGATACGACGTGCGTTGTCTTCTTTCTTCAACGCAGCTAATGACTCGGTGTAGTATGCTTTCCAGACCGGTAGTTTATCTAAGGCCTTTAGGTAGCCCTGCGCCTGCAATAATGTGCCGAACAACATTGCCTGGGGGCACTCACGAGTAAATAAATTAGTTTGGTTGCTGTCATCAAGCGGTTGAATTAGGCTATAATAAATAATCTCAACCGGGTAATCTTGATCTGGCTTTGGCGCGAAGTTCCAGTTGTTGTAGTCATACTCGCCGTAATACTTAGGCTGTCCGTTACTAGATTCCGACTGATACTGTGCGATATAATCTTGTGAGCGCAACAATACGGGCGCGCCGTTTACCTTCATAGACACCGTTTTACGCCAGCGTGCTGGTTTATTTAACACATCTTGATTGGTTGCCAGCGTGGTCTCTACCACGGTTAATTGTAACAAAGACTTTAACTCGGCGGCAATAGCTGCTTCGGCTAATCCAATTAGGCTAGGGATCTGTGCAACAAACCCGGCGTCGTCACGTTCCATGTAACGCTGGACGTCCT